GTCAGACCGTGCGGCAGGCGATGGGTGGGGTGGCATATATGGTCGTGAAGAACAAGCTGGGGTTGTGACAAGCCCAGCATGAGCGCCTTTTCCACCACCATCCCCACCACCCCGGCCGAAGAGCCGGAGATCACATCCAGTGGTTTCTGGCCGTCGATCTCGCCTACGCAGATCCGCGCCGCGCAGCGCATCGACGGCACGATCAGCGCGGAACGCCTGCGTGATGCCCTGATCGAGGCCATTGCCGGGGTCAATGGGCAGCTGGGCGACTGGCGAGCAGCGCGCGAGGTGGAATCCGTCGCGTCGCTCAATGACGTGCCGGCGGAACAGATCGACAGCGTCAGCATCCTGGTGCACCGCTACCGGCGCGCGGTCGGGTGTATGTCCAAGGCCAGCGTGCTGGAGCGCTACCGCGACTACGACACCAGCAACCAGGGCGACCGCAAGGCCGACGCCACCGATCCCACCATCGACGATCTTCGCCGCGATGCCGCCTGGGCGATCCGCGACATCCAGGGGCTGGCGCGCAGTACGGTGGAGTTGATCTGATGCAGGTGCGCAGCATCCAGGGCGACACGGTCGATCTACTCTGCCAACGGCATCTCGGACAGACCGCCGTGGTCACCGAACAGACGCTGGACATCAATCCCGGACTCGCCGCGCTCGGCCCCATCCTGCCGAACGGCACCCTGATCACGCTGCCGGATTCCGCGCCGGATAAAACGGCTCCCCTTACACAACTCTGGGACTGACATGGACGAAGACAACTGGAACGGAGACGAGCGCAGGCAGAACCGCGAGCGCTGGCATGTCGGCCGCGAAATCCCCATCGCCGTCGTGCTCGCTCTGATCGTGCAGACGGTCAGCGGCATCTGGTGGGCGGCCGGTCTCTCGGCCAAGATGGACTCCACTCAAGCGCAGATCATCGAACTGAAGTCCGACCGCTACACCTCCAGCGACGCGCGGCGCGACAACGACCTTTCCCGACTGCGCGCCGAGAACATGGAGCGGCGCATCACCACGCTGGAAGACATCACCCGGAGCAAACAGCCATGATCTCAGCCCTCGTCTCATTCCTCGGCGGTTCGGCCTTCCGCATGATCTGGGGCGAGCTATCGAGTTGGTGGACCAAGAAGCAAGACCACCAGAACGAAATGGAGCGCCTGCGCCTGGAAAAGGAACTCGAAGATGCGCGCCATGCCCGCGACCTGGAACGCCTGCGTCTGCAATCCGACCTGGGCGTGAGGGAAATCGAAGTACAACGCGATGCCGATGTATCCCGAGCCGAAGCGACCGCATTTTCTGAAGCCCTCGCCGCCTCCGCGCGGCCGACCGGCGTCGTCTGGGTCGATGCCTGGAATGGCAGCATCCGTCCGGCATTCGCCAGCGTCGCGCTCGGCCTGTGGGTGCTCAAGCTCTCCACCATTGGATTCAAGATGGACCCGTTCGACCTGGAAATGCTGGGCGTGATCGCCGGCTTTTACTTCGCCGATCGTAGCCTGGGCAAGCGCGGTAAATGACACCGGACGCGCTGCCCCAGCTGCGCGCCCTGATCCGGCGCTTCGAAGGGCTGCGGCTACGCGCCTACCTGTGTCCGTCCGGCATCCCCACCATCGGCTACGGCGCCACCGGCCCCGATGTGCGGCTCGGCATGATCTGGTCGCATGGGCAGGCAGAAATGCGTTTGCGCGCCGATGCGGATCATTACCTGCTCGGCACCCTAGCCCTCTGCCCCAACCTGCGCGGCAATCAACTCGCCGCCATCGCCGACTTTGCCTACAACCTCGGACTCGGCCGGCTGCGCGCCTCCACCCTGCGCCTCCGCATCAACGCCGGAAACATCGACAGCGCCCGCGGCGAATTGGCCCGGTGGGTGCGTGGTGGCGGCCGAGTACTCCCCGGACTGGTGGCCAGGCGCGCCGCCGAATCCCTGCTGCTGGCCGATGGCCTGCCCACATGACGGCCGGCGCTGCCCGTGCCTGTTGTGGCGGATTTGTGAAGATTATCTGAATGATCAAACCCGCCTCCCTCCGCGAACACCTGACCAGCCTGGTGCCCTACCTGAGCGCGGACCCGGAGCGCCTGCGCATGCAGGTGACCAAGGGCCGGGTGGCGTGCCCGTACACCGGTAGCCTGTCCTACCAGTACGCCTACGAGCTGCAACTACTGATCGAGGACTACCCCGCGCACATCGACACGGTGATCGTCCCGATCCTCGCCTGGTTGGCGGTACACCAGCCCGACCGCCTGCTCAACCCGGCCCATGCCGATGACGCCGTCCCGTTCGAGGCCGACCTCATCGACCACGAGCGCACCGATCTGCTCATCACGCTGGCGCTCACGGAAAGCGTCGCCGTCACCCTGGCCGACGGCGTCTACACCGCCAACCACATCGCCGAGCCCACGCTGGCAGACCTGGGCGGCGTCGCCGGATGGGAATTGATCGCCGCCGGCGCGACCTTGTGAGTGACGACATCGAATCAGGCAGGCTAGAGGCCTGGTGTTCCGACCTGATCAGCCAACTTGAACCCGCCGCGCGCCGCACCCTGGCCCGCGAAGTCGCCAAGGGGTTGCGCGAAAGCCAGGCCAAGCGCATCGCCGCCCAGAAAAACCCGGATGGCAGCGACTACGCCCCGCGCAAGCCGCAGCTCAAGCGCAAGGTGAGGCCCGGCCGGGTGCGCGGCATGTTCGCCAAACTGCGCACCTCGAAATATCTCAGCGTCGAATCGACCTCGGATGTCGCGCTGGTCACCTTCGCGGGCGAAGTGCAGCGCATTGCCCGAGTCCACCACTACGGACTGCGCGACCGCATCAACAAGCGCGGGCTCACTGTGCAATACGCTGCGCGCGAACTGCTTGGCTTCACCGACCCCGAGGTCGAGCAAATCAAGGGCATCATCATCGCGCATCTGGCCGGCGGCTGATGTAGCCAGCCAGGCAACAACACGATGCCGCGCCACACCCACGCGCGATCGGACAGGATGCGGCCCATGTCGCCAGAACTCGTTGAACTCTCCCGCCAACTCGCCAACCTGATCCGCCTCGGCACCGTCGTCGAGGTCTATCACGCCATCGCCCGTTGCCGCGTGCGCAGCGGCGGCGTGCTCACCACCTGGCTACCCTGGGTATCCCCCCGCGCCGGCACCACGCGCGACTGGGACCCGCCCACCGTCGGAGAACAAGTTATCATCATCGCGCCAAGCGGCGAACTGGCCGCAGCCGTCGTGATCACCGGGATCTACAGCGATGCCAACGCCGCCCCGGATGTATCGCCGATGCTGCATCGGCGCATCTACCCGGACGGCGCCGTGATCGAATACGACCACGCCAGCCACCACCTAAGCGTCATCGGCATTCAGACCGCGACCATCCAGTCCGGCATATCGGTCACCCTGGACACCCCGGACACCCATTGCACCGGCCGTCTTACCGTTGACGGGCTGCTTACCTATATGGATGGCATCGCCGGAAACGAAGGCGAAAACGGCAATGCCGTCACCGGCAGCATCCACGTCGTTTCGGGCGACGTCACCGCCGACGCGATCAGCCTGAAAACTCACGTCCACGGCGGTGTCATTCCGGGTGGCGGCACCACCGGATCGCCTCAATGATCGGCATGAACGCCGGAACCGGAACCACGCTCGATGACCTGGCGCACATCCGCCAGAGCGTGCGCGACATCCTCACCACGCCGATCGGGTCGCGTGTCATGCGGCGCGATTACGGCAGCTACATCCCAAGCCTGATCGACCACCCCGCCAACGGCGCCAACCGCCTGCGCCTGGCCGCCGCCAGCTACATCGCTCTACGCCGGTGGGAACCGCGCATCGCGATCACACGGATCGGCTTCGAGCTGGGCATTAACGGTGCCGCCACACTGGGCATCGAAGCCATGCGCGTCGACGGCCAAAGCGCCGGACAGCCGATCAATCTCGCCACGCGGATCGCCTGATGATCGACCTCGCCATACTGCCCGCCCCGCAGGTGATCGAGCCGCTCGACTACGAGTCCATCCTGGCCGCCCTGAAGGCGGACCTGCTCATCCGGTTGCCGGCGCTGGCGGATACGCTGGAACTGGAATCCGAACCCGTGGTGAAACTGCTGGAGATCAGCGCCTACCGCGAGCTGACCCTGCGCGCCCGCATCAACGATGCCGCCCGCGCCGTGCTGCTGTCCCATGCGAGCGGCGCCGACCTGGATAATCTGGCCGCCCTGTTCGGGGTGGCGCGGCTGCTGCTGGATGCCGGCGACCCCAATGCCGCCCCGCCGATCCCGCCCACCTACGAATCCGACAGCCGCCTGCGCGTGCGCGCCCAGATGACCCTGGAAGGGTTTTCCACCGCCGGGCCGCGCGGCGCCTACGTGTTCCATGCCCTGACCGCCGACCCGGCGGTGTACGACGTGGCCGTGGATTCGCCCCTGCCTGGACAGGTGCGGGTGACGCTGCTTGCCGCCGACGGGATACCGGCGCCGGCCACTCTGGTAACGGTCGCCGCCGCGCTGAACGCGGAAAGCGTGCGCCCGCTGTGCGATACGGTATCGGTCGAAGCCGCCAGCCTGATCCCCTATAGCGTCACCGCCACCCTGGAATGCGCCTCCGACCCCGCTGCCGCCGTAGTGCTGGCTGCTGCCCAGGCCGCCCTGGCCACCACGGTGGCGGAACACTACCGCCTGGGCCGCAACGTGCCCCGCTCCGCGCTCTACGCCGCCCTGCACCGCCCCGGCGTGCTGCGCGTAGAACTCACCGCCCCCATAGCCGATGTAGCCGTGGCCGTGAACCAGGCGGCGCAGTGCAGCACCCAAACCGTCACCCTGGTGCTGCCCGCATGACGTCCAGCCTGCTGCCGACCAATTCCAGCGCGGCTGAGCGCGCCCTTGAGGCGGCGCTGGCCAGTGACCTCGATCCCTCCGTGCTGGCCACCTTGTGGAATCCCCAGTCCTGCCCCGCGGCCCTGCTGCCCTGGCTGGCCTGGGCGCTGTCCGCCGACGAGTGGGATGAGGAGTGGAGCGAGGAAACCCAGCGGTCCTATCTCGCCGCCCAGGTGGACATCCACCGCCACAAGGGCACCGTGGCGAGCATCCGCACGGTGTTTGCCCGGATTGGATTCGGCGATGTGATCCTGGATGAAGGCCGCTCGGACTACCGCTACGACGGCAGCCGGACCCACGACGGCTGGATGCTGCACGGCGATCCATCTGGCTGGGCCTGGTATCAGGCGCGCCTGTCCAAACTGCTCACCCTGCGCCAGGCCGCCATCACCCGCGCCCTGCTGGCGGCCATCGCCCCGGTGCGCTGCCACCTCTCCGGCCTGGACTTCACCGGCGCTGCCCTGATCCACAACGCTGTCGCCCGCTACGACGGCACCTATGCCCACGGAGTTGCCTAATGGCTACCTTACCCGAGCTATCCCAATGGGACGGCGTCTACCAGATCGAGACCACCGACCCGGTGCTAGGCGGCGCCAACGGCCTCAGCAACACCCCGCTGAAAAATCTGGTCAACCGCACCAAGTACCTGGCGGACACCAAAGCCCCACTCGCCTCGCCCGCCCTGACCGGCACCCCGACCGCCCCGACGGCGGACGGCGGCACCAACACCACGCAACTGGCTACGACCGCCTTCGTGGCTGCGGCCGTGACTGCCGGTGCGGTCGCGGTGGCCGGCGGTACGGCCGACGCCATCACGGCTGCATATACCCCGGCCATTACGGCGCTGACTAACGGCATGACGCTGTATGCCCGCGCCGGCGCGGCCAATACCAGTACCACACCCACTTTCGCGCCTAATGGCCTGGCAGCCAAGACCATCGTCAAGGGCGCCGGCGCGGCGTTGGTAGCGGGAGACATTGCCGGCGGTGGGCATTGGATCGGCCTGCAGTACGATTCGACGCTGGGTAAGTGGGTGCTGCTGAACCCGTACAGCTACGCGTCCGTAGAAATCACGCGGGACGGAACCGTGACCACTCAAG